ACTAACAATTGTAAATATAATTGCAATACCCATACTATCAAGTATTGTAGGATGAAGGTCAAATAGTGGAAATATTGTCAATTGTATGATAACTGCCAAAAAGAACCCACTGCCGACATCTATTACACTTTCTACTATATCTCTACTAATCTTCATTTTTTGGGGGAAAAACAGTCTCATAGCCGCCGCTAGGGACGGTTTTAGAGCTGTCTGTGTATGATAGTACCCTCTAGTTTTCGGCATTTTTACTTGCAACCTCTTCTCTTAATCTTTGTTGTTGTCGTCTAATTGTTTGTTTAATTAATTTTGCTTGTGCCTTTTTACCTCTATCTAGTTTCATCTTACTTACTAAATCGGTAAATATATATCCGTTCATGTGTTCGTTTTCGTGCTGAAATATTCTTGCTGACATACCATGTAGATATTCTTCAACTGTTTCACCGTTCTCATCTGAGTATTGTACATTCACCCATTTAGGTCGATTAATCATTAAGAATAAAAAAGGAAAAGATAAACAACCTTCTTTCATATTAACAGTCTCTTGACTAAAATCTTTAATAAGTGGATTGAAACAGTTTCGTACTTTGCCATTTTCTATCTGAGGATGACCGCCCATAACAAACATACGAAATGGTAAACCAACTTGATTTGCAGATAGGCCTATACCACCATATTTGACCATACTATCGTGCATTTTTTGAGATAGTTCTGCTCTATCTTTTATTTTAAACTCTTTTAGCATATCATCTGTATATGGTGCGATCTTCATTAATAATCTAGGATCGGTAGGTGGTATTAGAGGAAAAGTCTTATGATCTTTTTTCTTTAAATATTTGTGCATATCAGTAATATGCTCTGTTGTTTTTTCTTTGTCTGTTTTTAGAATAGGTGTCTTACCACTTTGTATATTTTCGTAGTGTTTAACTGCCTCTTCTACCTTTGCTGGGGTTAGTTTCTCTGCCATTATTCTGCCATCCTTGTAAAGTTTTTATATTTCTCAAACTTCATAACTCTAGGGAACTTATCGATTAAAGTATCACCTTTATGAGATATAACAAATACATTTTCTTTTGCCATTGTAGTATGTAATATTCTCATAAACTCGTCTGTGCCTGAGGTATCTAGCGAACTATCAAATATTTCATCTAGTATTAATAGATTTGTATTAGTTGAATTTTTAAGTTTAGCAATCTCTCGCCATGTAAATAATATTGCTAAATCTATTCTTAGTTTTTCACCCTCACTAAAAGAATGATAATTAAATTCGTCTCTATGTCTTGATTTTATTGTCTCATTAAATTCTTCATCTAAACTAAAATTAACAAAGAAGTCCATATCTGCTAAATTTTTATTTATTAATTGATTCATGATTGGTAAGTATTGTTTAATTATTTTAGTTTTAATACCTGTGTCTTGCATAAGATGTCTAGCCGTATCTATGTAAACTGCTTCTTCTTTTTGAGATAGTTTATCTGTTTCTAACTCAGTTAGTCTTTCTCTTAGTTGATTTAGTTCACCAGTTTGTTCGGCTGTAGATACTTTTTCATCTCGTAGTTCTTCTATTTCTTCTCCTAGTTTCACTCTTTGTTTTTCTATTTCTTCGATAGATGTTTCATAGCGATTTATCAATAACTCTTTTTCTCTAATCGTGACCATTGTTTTATTGATTGTATCTAGTTTCATTTCACTAGTTTTGATTTCTTTATCTATCTGACCTAAAGCACTTTCTAATTCTGATACCTTTTCTTTTTTCTTGCCTATCATTGTAGATTTATATGCTTTATCAATCGCTTGTTGACAAACAGGACAATCATCATGTGATTCAAAGAAACTTAAATCTTTTTTATGTTTACTACAAGTATTTTCTAACTTTGCTTCCATGTTATGAAGTTTTTTATGTTTATCATTTATTTTTGATTGATCTATTACTTGTTTTTGTAATTCAGCAATATTTGTTTTAACTTTCTTTATATCTAATGAGTAGTTTGATATATCAGTTATACATTTATCTAACTCTGTTCTTTTTGATTCTGCTAATTCTTGACTACGACTGCTAATATCATCAATATATTTTTTCTTGTCATCAATTTTATTATCAACTAATTGAAAGTTAAAATCAGTTTGTTTAATTAATTCGTCTTGACTTTTTTGTTTTTCTCTAAACATCACATTCATTTTAGAAAAGATTTCAATATCTAATATTTCTTCAACAACTTGTCGTCTATGTCTTGCTCTTAACTGCATAAATGGTACAAAAGAAGCGTTACCTAATATAACAACTTGTGTAAATGATCTAAAATTTAATTTTAATATTTGTTGTTCTAAATGTTTTTGATAGTCTCTTTGGGCTGCGTCTTGATTTAACATATCACTATCACACCATATCTCAAATGTATTTGGTTTGATACCTCTTATAATCTTATAATCTTTTTGACCTACTGTAAACTCAACTTCAACAACACACTCTTTCTCGTTTATAGAATTAATTAATTGATCTTTTTTAATATTACGAAATGGTCTTTGAAATAATCCAAAACATAAAGCGTCTAACATAGTAGATTTACCTGCACCGTTTTCACCCACAACTAATGTAGTGCTTGACTTATCTAATTCTACTTCTATGAATTGTTGACCTGTACTTAAAAAGTTTTTATATCTTACTCTTTTAAATTGTATCATTCTGTGACCTCTACATCTTGTGCCTCAATAAACATTTCTTTAATCATAATCTTTAGTCTATCTTTGTCTAGGTCAACTGGTAATTGATCTACATAATTATTAACTAATGTTATTGTATCTTCAGATCCTTCTACCACATCATCACTAACATTGGTATGGCTGAGGTCAGAATAATCTTCTAATATTTTTAATTCGTGTACACTAATTTTATTATATAATCTATCAAGCAATCTATCAAACATTTGATTATCTTTTTTATTAACAACCACTAACTTAATAAATTTTTGATTATATTCTGTTATATCAAATTTATCATAATTAGTTTCAGTATCATCATATATTAGTTTTTTAAATATGGTATATGGATTTTTAATAAATTCAATTTGTCTAGTATCAGTATCAAATATATGAAAGCCTTTCTCGTTATTATAATCAGACCATGTCATTTCATATTGACTACCTAAATATAAAACTTGACCATCACCATTTTTGTGATGAAAGTGACCACTATATACTTGTTCGAATCTAGACACAATTGACTTATCATAACCATGAGTTTGCACCATATGATCCATCATTCTGAAACCATTTAGATCAAAGTGCCCCATACAGATTTCTGCTTTTGCTGTATTTAACATTTCTAAACAATGTTTTTCATTCTCTGGATTCATCCAAGGCATCATCAAAATATTCAGACCATCAAAGTTTACAACTTTAGGATCTTCATAGATATATGGTTCGTTTACACCATCAGGTGCTGTGCATAACTCTTGAACAGCATTTACTTTGTTTGTATTACGATAATAGATATCATGATTACCTATAAGTATATGAGTATCAATTTTATCTTGCCATAATCTTTGCATAAACTTATTTCTAAAATTATGAGCAATTCTATAATTAATATATTTTCTTCTATCTACAATATCACCTAAATGAATAAGTGTTTTTATGTTATGCTCTTTTAGATATGGGAAAAATATATCATCATAAAACTTATAAAAGTATTCATCAAATATATTACTATCGTTACGAGCCCCGAAATGGGTATCGTTCAATAATGCTATTTTCATATTATTTTTTAGTCGGTTCTTCTTCTTTTAAATTTCTCTGTAAAAAATCTAATAATTGGCTTTGATATTGTTGATCGTCTCCTTGTAATTGATCCATCATATTTTCTACACCTGTATTTGCAATTAATTTAGATTTGATTTGTATTTGTTTTTTTTCTTTCTGTATTCTTCTTATAAATGCGTAATATATTATTTGTGTAAAATATGCGAATGGATTTTTACTTTTATCTGGATTAAAATTATCCATATATTGTAAACAGTTTTCAATACCATCACTAATCATATCGTCTCTGAATGTGTAATTAATAAAGTTTGGTCTATAAGATAAGTGATTAGCAATCTTTAGAAAACACTCACCAATATAGTTTGTAACATCTGGTTTTTTTCTATTTCTGTTCTTTGCTTTCTCGCACCTATCTCGGTACTCTATCATCGCTTCAAGAAACTTTTTATTATCTACATAATGAGGTTTTTCTTTTGCTTTTTTCATAAACTTATTATACTATATTTTATATTAAAACGCAAGCCTTTCAACTAATTTTTTTGGTGTGCTTGACAATCCTAGGAATGTGTGTATAATCGACTATGTAGTCGCTGGGGAGAGTAGCTATAGCTAGTGTAAAGTAACTTTAGTTTCTTCTGGATAATACTCACCTTCTTCATCTTCTTTCTCACCTATTCTTCTATCTATTTCATCTGCTATTTCCATTATCTTTTTTATTTCTTCTTCAGAATAAGCAGTTTTAATTTTTGTAGTTTGTAGTTTTCTTAATATTACTTCATAGTAATTTGCTAATTCTTTTGCTGCTCTTGATATTACAACTATTTTATCTTTTGGAATTACATATAATTTATCTGTGCTAAAAGGCACCCACGGTGCCAAAGTATTATCGTCTTTGACGCCATATTCAGTCATTCTTGGCGTTGTAATTAATTGTAATGGATTTTGTATTCTTAGAAAATCTTTATCTAATGAAATACTACCAACTATCGTGCTGCCGTCTGTTAATTTAACAATACGATAATCTGTTAAATCGTTTGGTGCTCTTTTTTGTTCTTTTTCCATATTAATATTTATCTATTCTTTCAAGTCGATATTATGAATTTCGTAATCAAATTCTTCTTCCGTATAGATGTTTATCCTCTCTTGAAAATGTTTTAATGTAAAGTTTTCTTTTGATTTGTAAGTTAGATCATCAGCAATATCATACAAAGTAGCACTAACTTTATTGTCGCCTAGTCTTAATCCACGACCAATACTTTGTAAGTTTCGTATTCTACTCTTTGATGGACTTGCAAAAATAATATTGTGTAAATTTTTTATATTAACACCAGTAGAGAATGTGCCATAACTTGCGACAATGATAGCATTTTTTTCTTTCTCTACAATACCTCTAATTGCTTCTCTTTCATCAGCTTCAACACCACCAAAAATATAAAAAACTTTTCGATCATTATCTGCTTTTTCATCAATTATTTTATGTAAATTTTTACCATGTTTTTCTACTAGTTGAAATAAAACTAAAGTATTACCTTCTAATTTTAAAGATAAATTACGAATAAAATTTTGTCTTGAATTGCTACCTACCAAGTAATCTATCTCATCTTGATACTTACCATTTGCAACTATCTTACTATTTTCCTCTGTGTGTTTTAGTATTAAACATCTAACAGTAAGATTTGATAACTGTTTTTTATCCATGAGTTTTCTAGTTGATGTTACTTTATTTACAGCACCAAATAAACCCTCTAATACTAGTTTATGTGTTTGAGCACCATCTAATGTTCCTGTAAGTCCAACACGATATTTACAGTCTATAAGTTTAGTCATAATCTCTGTCAACGACTTAGATTTAAATAAATGAGCTTCGTCACCAAAGACTACACCGAACTGTTCAAAGTATTTTTTAGGTAGTTTATATAAACTCTGCCATGTAGATATCAAAACTTTTTTATCTGTTTGATTAGAATATCCACTATATAATCTATGACAATACTTTTTAACATTCCAACCATACGATTTAAAGTCAGAATACATTTGTTCAACTAATGATGTAGTGGGAACAATCAATAAACATTTACTGTTTTCTTGATCTTTAATTAAATGAGAGTAGTATCGAATAAGTGCATATATGATAAATGATTTACCACTTGCCGTAGGACTTAATAATAATGTTCGATTGTATTTGAGACTATGATATATAGCGTCTATTTGATAATCTCTAGCTTCAAAACTTTGACCTAGACTATTAGAAAATTTTGTAACAATATCTTTATCTACTTTGTTTTCTATCTCTACATCTTTACCAGTTACGATCTGATAACCTCGTTCTTCGGCAAAGGCTCTTATGTAAGGATATAAACCAAAATATATTTCTTTTGTTTTCTGTGAATATAATCTTATCTTGCCATCCCACATACGATTACGAAATGCAGGCATAAACTTATAACCTGGTACATAGAATGTAAAGAACTCTGATAACTCTCGTTGAATGTTTGGATCACAATCAACGGTTATATAGACTTCGTTTTTCTTTTCAATTATTAGAGTATCCATGTCATTATGCTATAGCGAACACCACTAGTTACTTTTTCTACTTCATGAGGAAACATAAAGTTTGATGGAAAGACAACAGCAGAACCTTTATCTTTGTCTAGTTTTTCGCCACATAATGTAAACTCACCACCACCGTAATCATCATTTAAAAATATTAATGATGTTAGATGTGGGTAGCCTTGTTTTTGACCATGACTATGATGGATATTATCTATATGTTCTTTCATAAAACCACCTGTTTCATAACAGTTGATTCTAAAATGTGTGTATTCTTGTATTTTTATTTTATTATGTGCCTTGATATAATCATTTACTGCTGTTTCAAATCCTTGTTTTATTGTTGGATAACCAAACATATTTGGGCCTATCCAAAATTCTTTCATGTCTACTTTAGATGTTCCTGTTACACTATTCGTAGTAGAAAAGGTAGAAGTTTTCCACCTTATAAATGTATCTTTATTATAATGTGCGATTAGATTATCACACGCTGTTGGTCCTAATACTCTAGGATAGTAATAAATAAAATCAGAAATCTGCTGACTGGAACTCATGATGTTCTCCTAACTGTCCTTTGATTTGTATATTCCATGCTATACTTATTCTTTTATTAGACGATTTGTTTTGTTGTACCCAATGTGGCAACCATGAAGGAAAAAATATTGCTCTGTTTGTTTTTGAAGCGTAACTTAAAAGACTAGAATTATCCATAGTTGTTTCTTTTTTTCTAGGCACTATAACATCAGCTGCAGGCCTAGGATCATGAAACACTATACTCGCACCTTGATCTGATTGCAAATAGTATGTACCACTTAAAAAATTATTTGAGTGTGTATGAACTGGATGACTTTCATTATTTTTTAAAACATTTGCCCACATATCAGTAATAGCAATATCTTCAACATCATAAGACAAATCTTTTAATATTCTTCGACTAGTTACTAATACTAATTCTGCAAAGTATTTAAATTCTTTTTTAGTGTGTAGATCAGCAGATTTAGTTTGCCAATTATTATCATAATCTCTATTAGTCCAGAGATCAGATATGTA